TGCAAGACATTAGAAAGGTCTGCATCGGCCCTAACTATAAGGACTCTATGTGTTACGTAGTGGGACAACCCGTTCTCGGGAACTCCCACTATGTGCATTTAATTAAATACAACGAGGAGACAGGGGGTATCCTCATCTACATTGAAAGTGGCGACATCGTGGTTTTGTGGAAGGAGTTCACGATGATGCCGACTTCAATTGAATACAATATCAACTTTTGAGAGCAGTCAATCAATTTGTAGTTCGCGGCCACAGATACAACAACACCAAGGGAGACCTCATCGTAAGCACCAGCGAGGAGGACCACCGCTTTGCCAACCGCGAGGGCGAGGTTGTGGCGTTGCCATTGGGCTACGAGGGCCCCATTGCTATCGGCGATACGTTACTTGTTCACCACAACGTGTTCAAGTACTACAACGATATGAAGGGCCGGAGGCAAAGCGGGCGGAGCTTTCTGAAAGACGACCTATTCCTTGTTGACTTCGACCAGTTCTATATGTGGCGCTCGTCTGGCGAGTGGCATCCCCACGACAGGTACTGCTTTGTACAGCCTGTACCCCCTGAGGAATCTATCATCTTCAAGCCGTTGACAGAGGAACCTCTGGTCGGCATAATGCGATTTCCTAATGATTATCTTTTGTCCCAAGGAATTGAGTCCGGGGATATGGTAACCTTTAAGCCAGACAGCGAGTACGAGTTCACTGTCGATGGGGAGAAGTTGTATCGGATGTTCGACCACCAGATAACATGCAAGATTCAAGGAAGCTAAAGGAACGCATCATCGCGGCGGGGCGCATAGCGGTCGAGCAGCTCATCAAGGTTGCTCAGGAAGACATCATCAAGCCCGGCGAAGACGACGACCTTGCGGCGGACAGGCTGAAGAACGCAGCGGCTACTAAGAAGCTTGCCATCTTTGACGCCCTAGAAATTTTGAATCGCATAGACTCCGAGGAAGAGGAGTTAGAGCTGGAGGCTACATCCACCCAGACGGAAACTAAGGTGGGTTTTGCAGAACGACGGTCCAGATAAGCTGTACACCATCGCCGAGGGCTATGTGCCCAAGACGGTGTTGAAGAACAAGAACCGCGCTAAGACGTGGTTCTACGGCTACAACGAGAAGTACGATTTGGTGGTCATCTCCAAGACGGGGGAGATAGGCGACGTTATGAACATCAACGGTGTTCATATCGCGCTCCCGCCTGCACCGAAAGACCTGCCGGACGGTAAGAACCGTTGGGTACGTGAGGAGCTCCCTAAAGAGCTAAGCCGCATCCAGAGCATCTTCCAATGGAACGATATGCCCAAGGGCTTCAAAGCCAACTGGGTGGACTATATCGAAGCTGAGTTCGACCGCCGCGAGGACGGGCATTGGTTCAAGAACAACGGCGTTCCGACGTACATCACGGGTGGGCACTACATGTATTTGCAGTGGACGAGCATCGACGTAGGGTACCCAGATTTCCGTGAGGCGAATAGGATATTCTTTATCTTCTGGGAGGCATGCAAGGCTGACCCTCGCTGCTTCGGTATGGCGTACCTCAAGATTCGCCGTTCTGGATTTTCGTTTATGGGGTCGTCGGAGTGCGTAAACACTGGCACACTAGCGAAAGATTCACGGGTTGGTATACTCTCTAAGACGGGTGCGGACGCCAAAAAAATGTTCACCGACAAGGTGGTTCCCATTGCGAACCGCCTTCCATTCTTCTTCAAACCGATACAGGACGGCATGGATAAGCCGAAAACGGAACTGGCGTTTCGTATACCTGCTTCGAAGATTACAAAGAAGAACATGTACGATGTGGAGAGTGAAGAGATTTTCGGACTGGACACGACCATCGACTGGAAGAACACCGACGACAACTCCTACGACGGAGAGAAGCTCATCCTGCTAGTCCACGACGAGAGCGGAAAGTGGATTAAGCCCAACAACATCCTCAACAACTGGCGAGTTACCAAGACGTGCTTGCGCCTTGGAAGCAGGATTATCGGCAAGTGCCTAATGGGCTCGACCTCGAACGCGCTGGCTAAGGGCGGTTCGAACTTCAAGAAGCTGTACGAGGACTCCGACCCCAGCTTACGCAACGCCAACGGACAGACTAGGAGCGGTATGTACTCCCTGTTCATTCCTATGGAGTACAACATGGAAGGGTTCATAGACCAGTATGGTCATCCCGTGTTCCGCACCCCTGACGCGCCCATCAAGGGTGTCGACGGGCAGAAGATTAAGTCTGGCGCCATCGACTACTGGGAGGCCGAGGTCGAGAGTATGAAGAGCGACGCCGACGCCCTTAACGAATTTTACCGTCAGTTCCCGCGCACCGAGTCGCACGCTTTCCGTGACGAGAGCAAGCAGAGTCTCTTCAACCTAACCAAGATTTACCAGCAGATAGACTACGCCGACAGCCTAGTCAAGGAGCACTACCTTACGCGGGGCTCGTTCCGGTGGGAGAACGGCGTCAAAGACACGAAGGTTATTTTTAGCCCCGATAAGCGTGGCAGGTTCAACGTGTCTTGGTTTCCAAAAGCTGGGATGCAAAACAGATGGTTAGAGAAACGTGGTGTTAAGTATCCTGCTAACGAGCACTTGGGGTCTTTCGGCTGTGACTCCTACGACATTAGTGGCACTGTGGGTGGTGGTGGTTCTAATGGTGCTCTGCACGGAATGACCAAGTTCCATATGGACGATGCCCCTACGAACCAGTTCTTCTTGGAGTATGTCGCTAGGCCACAGACGGCGGAGATATTTTTCGAGGAGGTACTCATGGCTTGCGTCTTCTATGGCATGCCCATCCTTATTGAGAACAACAAGCCGAGGCTGCTATACCACTTCAAGAACCGAGGGTACCGTGGGTTCTGTATGAACAGGCCCGATAAGCATCTCAATAAATTGAGTAAGACCGAGCGCGAGCTAGGCGGTATACCCAACAGTAGCGAGGATGTTAAGCAGGCCCACGCCGCAGCTATCGAGAGCTATATCGAAAAGCATGTGGGCATAGATATGGATGGTACGTTCCGCGACCCCGGCGAGATGGGAGAGATGCCTTTCGTTAGAACACTAGAGGATTGGGCGCGTTTTGATATTAGCAACAGGACTGCTTTCGACGCCACCATCAGCAGTGGTCTGGCTATCATGGCGAACCAAAAGCACCTCTATACGCCTGAGAATAAGAAGACATCAATAAGTATTACCTTGCCTAGGTATAACAATCGTGGTTATAGGAGTGAGCTGAATGAAGGACGTTAAAGTCAACATCTCTAGCGCGGGCTTCCCCAGTCAGTTTGTTTCTGACGCGGAGAAGGCCAGCGACGAGTATGGCCTTATGATAGGTCAGGCTATTCAATACGAATGGTTTAAGAGGGATGGCAATCAATGTCGCTTCTACAACCAGTGGCGCGACTTCAACCGCCTGCGCCTGTACGCCCGTGGCGAGCAGAGTATCGGCAAGTACAAGAACGAGCTGGCTATCGACGGTGACCTGTCGTACTTGAATTTGGATTGGACGCCCGTTCCTATCCTACCTAAGTTTATTGACATCGTCGTCAACGGTATGTCCGAGCGCGTCTTCAAGGTCAAGGCGTACGCTCAAGATGCTTTATCGCAAGCCAAGCGCAGCAAGTATCAGGATATGATTGAGGGGCAGATGGTCGCCAAGCCTGTGCTGGAGATTATTCAGCAGAAGACTGGCGTCGACCCGTTCACTATGAACCCCGAAGACCTTCCCGGCACCGATGAGGAGTTGCAGGTCTATATGCAGCTCAACTACAAGCCCGCTATCGAGATTGCTGAGGAGGAAGCCATCAACACCATCCTCGAGGAGAACCACTATACGGATATCCGCAAGCGCCTCGACTACGACCTAACGGTCTTGGGTATCAGCGTTGCCAAGCACGAGTTCCTCCCCGGCTCCGGCGTACAGGTTTCGTATGTCGACCCTGCCAACGTGGTATATAGCTACACCGAGGACCCGAACTTCAAGGACTGCTTCTACTGGGGAGAGATTAAGACGCTCCCCATCACGGAGCTTATGAAGATTGACCCCACCCTCACCAACGAGGACTTGGAGGAGATTAGCAAGTACAGCCAAAGTTGGTACGACTACTACAACGTAGCTCAGTTCTACGACAACGACATCTTCTATCGCGATACGGCTACGTTGATGTACTTCAACTACAAGACGACTAAGAAGATTGTCTACAAGCGGAAGAAGCTCGAGGGCGACGGGGCCCGCGTAATCGAAAAGGACGACCAGTTCAACCCTCCCGAAGAGATGATGGAGGAGGGCAACTACGAGAAGGTTGAGAAGACCATCGACGTATGGTATGATGGCGTCATGGTGATGGGCACCAACATCCTGCTCAAGTGGGAGGTGGCGCACAATATGGTGCGTCCAAAGTCTGCCAGCCAGCACGCTTTGCCCAACTATGTGGCTACGGCTCCGCGTATGTACAAGGGCGTCATCGAGTCGCTTACGCGGCGTATGATTCCTTTCGCGGACCTCATCCAGATTACGCACCTCAAGCTCCAGCAGGTTATCTCGCGCACCGTTCCTGACGGCGTGTATATCGACGCGGACGGCCTCAACGAGGTCGACCTTGGTGGCGGCAACGACTACAACCCTGAGGACGCCCTGCGGCTATACTTCCAAACGGGTAGTGTCATTGGAAGGTCGTACACTCAGGACGGGGAGTACAATCAGGGTAAGGTTCCCATCCAAGAGCTCAATAGCAACAGCGGTGCTGCTAAGACGCAGATGCTCATTGGCAATATGAATCACTACTTGCAGATGATTCGTGACGTAACGGGACTCAACGAGGCCCGCGACGGGAGCACCCCCGACCCACACAGTCTTGTCGGCTTGCAGAAGCTGGCTGCCGCCAATAGCAATACGGCTACCCGCCACATCTTGGACGGGAGCCTGTACATGTTCCGTTCTCTGGCTGAGGCCCTTACGTACCGCGTCAGCGATATCCTCGAGTACGCCGACTTTAAGGACGAGTTCGTAAACCAAATTGGCAAGTACAACGTCAGTATCCTAAAGGAGATTAACGAGCTATACCTGTACGACTTCGGCATCTTCATCGAGGTCAGCCCCGACGAGGAGCAGCGTGCACAGCTTGAGGCCAATATCCAAATGGCTTTGAGCAAGGGTGGTATCGACCTTGAGGACGCCATCGACATTCGGGAGGTTAAGAACCTGAAGCTCGCCAACCAGCTCTTGAAGATTAAGCGAGCCGCCAAGCAGGAGGAGGAGCGTACGTTCCAGCTCCAGCAGCAGCAGATGCAGGCGCAGTCTAACATGCAGTCACAGCAGATGGCAGCACAAACGGCCATGCAGAAGATTCAAGCCGAGGCGCAGAGCAAGATGCAGGTCAAGCAGGCCGAGATTGCTTTCGAGATTGAGAAGATGCAGGCCGAGGCTCAGGCCAAGGCACAGCTTATGGACCTTGAGTTCCAATACAACATGCAGTTGCACGGCATGCAGGAGCAGCAGTTGCAGGCGCGTGAGGACAAGCGCGAAGACGCCAAGGCAAAACGTATTAGTCAACAAAATACTGAGCAGAGTAAGTTGATTGACCAGCGGAAGAATAACTTGCCGCCCATGAATTTCGAGTCGAACGAAGACAGCTTGGACGGCTTCGACTTGGCAGAATTTAGTCCACGATAAACTATAAATAAATGGAAATCAAAGTACGCGACCTCGGAGAGGTTGAATCAAAATCTACCCAACAGATTGAGCAGGAGCTGCTCGAAAAGCACGAGGCGGAAGTAAACGGGGAGACCCCTACTCGGGAGGAGATTAAAGAGCCCGAAGAGCCAGCCGGCTTGTCGGAGGATGACGTGCGGGCTTTCTTGAGCAACCGTTACGGTCGGGAGATTAACTCTTTGGATGAGCTGGCTGAGGCTCGCGAGACGTCACCCGATTTGCCCGAGGACGTAGCTGCGTACTACAAGTACAAGCAGGAGACCGGTCGTGGCCTCGAAGACTTTATGAAAGTGAACCGTGACCTTACTGAGGCTGACGAAGATTCACTGCTAAAAGAATACCTCCTTATCACCGAAGAAGCCTTTGACGAGGACGACGTGGAGATGATGATGGAGGAGTATAAGTTTGATGAAGACCTCGACGACGAGGCTGAAATTAAAAAGGCTAAATTAGCCAAGAAGAAAGCTGTTGCTAAAGCTCGAAAGTTTTTCGAGGAGGAGAAAGAGAAATACCAAGCACCTCTTGAGTCAAGGGGCGTAGGTTCTCTGGAGGACTCCGAAGAGTACCAAGAGTACAAGCAATATGTTGAACAGGCGAAGACGTACCAAGAGGAGCAGAAGCGCAGGAAGGAGTGGTTTGACGATAAGACCAGCGAGGTGTTCAGTGAACAGTTCAAGGGTTTCGAGTTCAACCTCAACGACAAGTCCTACGTGTATTCTCCCGGTGACCGTGGTGAATTGAAGAAGTTGCAGCAAACTCCCGAGGCTTGGTTGAACAAGTTTCTGGACGAGCAGGGCTTGGTCAAGGATGCCGCAGGATACCATAAGTCTTTGGCTGTCGCGATGAACCCCGAGAAGTTTGCCGAGTTCTTTTACGAGCAAGGCAAAGCGGCTGCGGTGGATGATGTTATGCGTAAGACTAAAAATATC